TAAATATTAATAGTAATGAAATACTAAATACAGATACTAATAAAATAGTAAATACAGATAATAATAAAATAGTAGATACTAATACTAATAAAATAGTAAATATTAATAGTAATAAAGTTGTAAATACTGATACTAATAAAATAATAAATAATAATATTTATTATATAAATAATAATAGTAATAAATTAATTAATTTATCTGTAACAGCAATAATTATCAATTATAATAATAGTGATTATTTATTAAAAAGATTAGATAGTGTATATAAACAAACTATTTCACCAAAAGAAGTAATAATAATAGATGATTGTTCAACAGATAATTCGATTAATATTATTAATAATTATATAAAAGATGTTACAATACAAACTAGATTAATAATAAATGAAAAAAACACAGGTTCTGGTTATTTTAATTGGATAAAAGGAATTAAAGAAGCTAAAACAGATTTTATATGGATAGCTGAAGCCGATGATTATTGTGATTTAAATTTTATAGAAGTATTAATAAATAAGTTTTATGATTTAAGTATATCAATATCCTATTGTAAAACTGAATTTATAAATATAAATTATGAAAAAGTTTGGGAAATGGAAAATTATTTAGATAATACGTGGAAATATAATTTTATAAAAGGAACATCTTTATTAGTAGAAGATACTTTTTCACATACAAATATAATTCCTAATGTTAGTTCATGTATATTTATAAAGCCTAATAATAATATATTAGATATAATAAGTAATTATTTAAAAGATAATAGATTAGTAATAGACTGGATATTTTATTTATTAATATCAAAAAATTCAGCAATATCATATTCAGTAGAAACAAGAAATTATTATTTAATACGTGAAGATAGTGTTTCAAGTAAAATACAAAAAACTAGTTTATTTATAGATGAACATATTAATATAATGAATTTTATATTAGAAAATTTTAATATTAATAAAAATTCAATATCAATATTAAAAACAAAATTATTAAATCATTATAAATATTTAAATATTAATTTAGACGATATTGGAGATAAAATTAATATAAATAATTACATAATAAATATAAAAAATGATATTAAAACAGTATTAATATTTACTTATGGATTAATAGTAGGAGGAGAAGAAATATTTCCGATATACTTAGCAAATGAATTATATAAAAGAAATATAAATGTTGTATTTATGGTTTATATAAAAGAAATTAATAATAATATTTATAATTTATTAAATAAAAATATTAGAGTAATAAATAATATTGAAAATTTAAAAAAAATTATTGAAGATTTTAAAATAACACATGTTAATACACATCATCAATATTGTGATAATCTAGTAATTAATTATATTAACAATAATTTAGATACTACTATTAAACATTTTATAACTGATCATGGAATGTATAATATAAAATCAGATTATACAATTAATTTACTTAGAATGCTTGCTAAAATTAAATCAAATATTATATCTATTAATAATAATAATAAAAAAAATTTTGAAAACATTATAAATAAAAAATATACAATACCAATTTCAATACCTGATTATGAAATTGATAAAATAAACAGAGTAGATTATAATTTATCAGAAGATGATTTTGTTATAGTACTTGCGTCCAGATGTATTTATGAAAAGGGTTGGTTAGAAATGATTAAAATAATGAATATAATAAATAATAAATATAATTATAAAAATGTAAAATTATTATTAATAGGTGATTACAATAATTCATACGGTTTTCATGTGAAAAATTTATGTAATAATAAAAATGTACATTTTTTAGGTTTTCAACATAAAATAAAAAAATTCTTCGACATAGCAGATATTGGCATTCTTCCTACTTTTTATAGATCTGGAGGTAATCCTATTGTTTTGATAGAATGTTTATATGCAAATAAACCATTTATAACAAGTGATATAGGAAATATATCTAAAATGCTATATGGGAAAAATGATTATGCTGGATCAATAATTAAATTAGATGAAGATTTTAAAATAATTATACAAGATTTTGTTAATGAAATAATAAAATATATTACAGATAAAAAATATTATAATAATAAATTATCGGAAATAGAATATGCAAAAAATAATTTTAAGATGAATTCAATAACTGATATGTATATTAATGCATATTTTAATTAATATATTTAGATTTTACATCTTTGGATTAAGGTCAGGCAGATACTATATGTAATTTAAATTTTTATATTTTCTATAAAATAAAGTATATATTCTTGTGATAATTTTTAATTTCTTGTTGTTTTATATTTTTATAGTTAATTAAATATTGTATAAATATTTTTTTGTTGGATAGTTAATACAACTTAAATGATCTAACAGATGACAATGTATTGTTTATAGTTACTTTCATTAAAAATAGCGAGTAAAGATTGTGTAGATGTTTTATGTGATGAGTAAACTAAAAAATCTAAATTATAAAATTTTATATATATATAAAATTTTATTTAACTGCGTTCTAAATATCCAAAATTGTAAAATAAATAGATATAATAAAATTTTTTTTTTATATACGTCTATTTTAATATAATGGACAACAAAAATAGTTCAAAAAAACATTCTAAAACATGTCCTAAAGGACAAATTATGAGAAATGAATATACTACAAAAACTGGTAAAAAAGTTAAATCTAATTGTATTACTGCACAAAGTAATAGTGGTGAGAAAACTTCAGAAATAATTAGAGATTATTTAAAAAGTAAAGAAAAAATGCATTCATTGGCACGAAAAAAATATTCAAAAGAAGCTTCTAAAAAATGTTCCAAAGGATATATAATGAGAGAAGGTTATAAAATAGGATCACATAAAAGTCACTCTAAAAGTGGAAAAGAAACAACAGTTAAAAAATATTGGGTAGCTCCAGAATGCATTAAAAGTACATTAAATAGATCAAATAAAGGTGAAAAATTAATTGTAATAATTGAAAAAGATGTTTTAGGTAAATATGGTTACAAAAATATTAAAGAATTAAATAAACAAAGTAGACAAAAATCATTACATAAAGCTATAACTCATAATAAACCAATATCAATCTATAGAAGAATCGTTGCATTAGCTACATTAAATAAAAATAAAGATTCAAAATTATATAAAATTTTAAAAGAAGATGCTAAATGGATAAAAACTCAAGATGAATATAAATTATCAAGATCAAATGGTTCATCTAAAAAATCATCTAAAAAATCATCTAAAAGATCATCTAAAAGAAAATCTAAAAAATAAAATTATTTAATTATTTAATATAATTCATTTAATTTATTAATTTGATTATCTAATTTAATTTTTTTTGTCATTATTTAAAAAATATTTTATTATTATATTTTTATAATCTTACAACCATATATGTTTTTTTTTATAATATAAATATAGAAGTAAATGAAAATATATATAAATATGGTAATAATTTTAAGTATAATTAGTATGATATCTGGATTTAATCATATTAGAAGAAATACTCAAACTATTTACAAGAAAGACAATTTTTTTGAAAAAGATCAATATTTAATATTAAATAAAAAAAAAATAAAAGTAGATTTACATAAAGATATTGAAAATGAAGAAATTAAAAAAATATTATCTAAAAAATTAATTACATTAGCACCAGGAGGTATAAATGGATTCTATAACTTGGGAATATGTTATTATATAAAAAATAATTATAATCTTGATAATTATATTTTTTCTGGAGTATCTGCTGGTGCTTGGAATTCATTATTTTTAACATGCAAAAAAGATTTAAATGAATTGACTAATTTAATATTAAATGATGATATTTATAATAAAAAAAATTTAAAAGAAGTTCAATTTGAATTTAAAAAAAAAATATTAAATAAATATACAGATAATGATTTTGATTTAGATAAATTATATTTAAGTGTATCTGTATTAAATAATTATAATTTAAATAATTATATTTATACTGACTTTATTAATTTAGAAGATGCAATTAACTGTTGTATAGCAAGTTCAAATATACCATTTTTAACTGGAGATTTAATGTTATATTATAATAATTATTTATCTTTTGATGGTGGATTTAAAAAAAATAAATATTTTAATTGTAAAATACCATTATTACAAATAGATAAAAGATTATGGGGTAAACAAAATTTACCTTTTATTGAATTTTCTAAAGTTAATTTTTATAACCTATTTATTGAAGGATTAAATGATACTAAAAATCATAATATTGAATTAAATAAAATTTTTAATTATTAAAATTAAAACAATTAAAACAATTAAAACAATTTAAAATAATATTATTATTAAGTAATAAGAATAAGTAATATTATTACAGCATGGATGGCCGAGCGGTCTAAGGCGGTAGACTTAAGATCTATTATCGTAAGATGCGTGGGTTCGAACCCCACTCCATGCAATTATTCTTCATATAAACAAAATTATATATAATTTTGTTCATATTTTATTTTATTTTATTTTATTTTATTCTATTATATTACTAATTTAATATAAAAAAGAATTATTATCAAGTAATAATGTATTATTAAAATGTAATTTTTCACTAAATCCCAAATTAAAAACAATACAACCAGTACCATATTCACTATTATATTTTTTAATTTGTTTAGTAATGCTTTTTTTAATAAAATATATATTAGATCCATAATAATTTTTAGCATCAATCCAATTAATTTTAAAATCATCAATAAAAAGATTACTTAAAATAAGAAAGTCAGGTGTATTAATAGGAGATCCATATAATTTAATTTGTTCTTCTACTAATTGATTTTGAGTTTTAAATTTAATATTATTTTTGGTTAAAAAATCTTGAATAAGAAGTTCATAATTAGTAGCATCTTTCAATATTTTTGAATTATCTATTAATGCATATTCATCATTATCAATTGCTAATTGAAGTTGTGATTTATCATAATTATTTAATAATTCTGTATGTTTAATAAGATAAGTTAATTTATTTGAATATTTATTTTTAAAAATAAATCTCAAAAGATTAAGTGGTGAAATATCATATTTATTAGAAATTTTAAGAATATTAATATTATCATTATAATCATTAATTATTTTATTACTATTATTAATAATATTATTAGTATTATTATTAATCATATGATTTTTTACATAAGCTGATCTAATTGATAATATTATTTCTTTTGTTATTTTAACATTAAATTTTTTATTTATTTTATTATATATATTATTTAATTCATTATCGTCAATTTTACCATAAATTTTATACGGTTTTTTATTTAATAATTTTATAACATATTTTTCAGATTTATATAATATTGGTATAGAATTATTGATTAATTTAATACTCATTATTAAATTAATAATTTATAATAATTATTTAGATAAATATTTACATAATTCATCATTTGAAATAGTATTGGAATTTCCTATTTTATTATAATTATTCATATTTGAATTGGGTGTTGTATTATTTGCTGGATTTACACTATTGAATATATTTGTATTTATTGGTATATTTGAATTTAAATATGGTGGCGTATTTGAACTTGATGGTATATTTGAATTTAAATATGGTGGTATATTTGAACTTGATGGTATATTTGAAGGTGGTGGTATATTTGAACTTGATGGTATATTTGAAGCTGGTGGTGTATTTGAACTTGATGGTATATTTGAAGCTGGTGGTATATTTGAACTTGATGGTATATTTGAAGCTGGTGGTATATTTGAACTTGATGGTATATTTGAAGCTGGTGGTATATTTGAAGCTGGTGGTATATTTGAAGCTGATGATGTATTTGAAGGCGGTGAATTATTATTATCAATAATATATGTTAGATTATCTTTATTTTGAGACATTACACCAACAATACCATTTTTACATGGAGCGCAGGAATTAACATTATTAACATAATCATAATTCCAACAAGATGATTCACATTTAGTTGCACATTCAGATTCACAAACTTCACCGTTAGGCCATTTATTTTTAGAATTGATTATTAATACAATAATAGTTAATATAATACAAATAATATATTTATTATACATAATATATAATATTCTATATAAAAAAATTGAAATATTAAATAAATAATGTTAAAAATTAAAATATACCAAAGATTGATTTTAAATAAATATTAAATTAATATTAAAAGTCATGGAACTCAATAATATTGAAATTAATAAATTACTGTTGTCATTAGCATTAGAAGATAATGCTTTACAACGATTTTTATTAATTAAAAAAAATTTTTCGAATGATTCATCAATTGAAGAGATTAAATCAATTGAAGAATCTAAATCAATAAAAGAATCTAAATCAATAAAAGAAAATAAATCATCAATTATTAAAAAGCAAATTAAAGATTCAATTAATGAAAAGCAAATTAAAGATTCAATTAATGAAAAGCAAATTAAAGATTCAAACAATGATTCAATTGATTTGAGTGAAATTAATATCAATAAAACGAATAAAAATAAAACTAAAAATACTCTTGATTACAGTAAGATTATTGAAAATAATAAAAAAGATAAAAAAGATAAAGATGCAGATATTGAAAATTCAATTGTAGTGAAAAAAATTAATTTTAAAAATAAAGAAGAATTTACAAAGATTGTTGATAAATATTACAATCATATTATTGAAACTGTTGAAAATGCAATTAAAACTAATAATATTCAAGGTTATCATGAAATTTCAGATAGAATAGTTCATTTTGGAAAGATACTCTATGATGAATATCCAGAGTCATTTAAAAGTCCATTTATTGCATTCAATCAAACACATTACGGACCTTTCAAAAAGAAGGAAGATTCTGAAAATAATTTTTATGATAGAAATTTGAGCTCATATGAATTTTTTGGTGTTGAAAGACCATTTATTAAGGCTCAAAAATATTTTATTAAGAAAGGATTTAAATTACTAGATATTTCTGATCCAGATTTTAAAACTCGTGATTTTGTCAATAAAAAATATGTTACTAATTCAAATATTAAATCATTCAAGATTAAAATTGTTATTACTACTATTGATTATTTTATGCATCATGAAAAGATCGATTTGTGGCATGGATTAAATAAAATTGATAAAAATGAATCAGTTAAGATTGATAAAAACGAATCAGCTAAAATTGAGAATAATGAATCAATCAAAATTGAGAATAATGAATCAGCTAAGATTGATTTAGATAAAATTGATAAAAGAAAAAAAAACAAGTCTAATAAAAAAAATTCATCTAAAGAAGAGAAAGAAATTCCTACAAGTCAAGAAGCATTTGATATTGTTATTGGTAAAATTGATAAAAAAGATGACAATGATGATGAAAGTGATGATGATGAAACAGATTGCAATCTTATTAAAGATTTTTAATTAATATTTTTTTTGTAATAGGATCCTATTAAATATTTAAATTTTTTATATATTAACAATTTGTTATAAAAAAAATTGAAATTTTTATTATTTGAACATTCTATATTACTATAATTATAACAATAATAACAACAACTTATCTTCACCTAACAAACTCTAATTTAATTATCAATAATGAGTCTAGTTGATGAATTAAGCCCAAATCAATTCAGAGTCTTTATTCGTGCAGTTCTTCGAGTTACCTCTGGTAATTCTAATTCTTCGGAATTAGATAATAAAATTTCATCTATTCTAGCAGAGATTGTATCTGGTAATTCGGATCAATCCAAGACAGAAATTGGTCCAGCTAAGACTGACAAATTCAAAGCCGGCGGTGGTCCAGCTCCTACTTTAAAAGCCAGTGATGGTCCTTTGAAAGTAGGAGGTGGACCAAGACGCCGCCTCTGCAACCATTTTAGGAATGGTAAATGTTCCTATGGGAACAATTGCAAGTGGGCACACATTAAATGCAAAAATCTTGCATGTAAAGATAGTCCACTCGAAAATTGCTTGTATGGACATGAATGTATTAATTCAACGAATGGTTCATTTAAAGATGAGTCTGAGAAAGATGATTCTGACAATGAATCTAATTAAATTTCAGTAATTTTAGTAAATATTTTGTTTTTTTGTATTTATTTATTTTTGTATATCTTGTATATATTACATTTTTTAATTTTGTATTAAATAATTAAAAATTGAAATAAATAATTTATTATTTTTTTTATATATAATATAAATATGGATGAAAATATAAGGTTACCTGATTCTGCATATAATTGTATTTTAACAGAAGATGAATCATATGATATATTTGAAAATAGAATATTAAATAATGAGGAAGATGAAGATTTACAACATGTATTATTAGAAAGTAGAAAAGAATATCTTAAAAAAAATAATATAACTAATGAAAAAAAATTAAAATTAAAATTAATAAATGAATTAAATAAATTAATTATTATATTTGAATCATTAACAGATAATAAATTAAAAGAAATAATAATTTGTAAAATAAGAAGTTATATTAATTTAGAAATTGAAAAGATAGTTTTAAATTTTGATATTTATGACGAAATAATTGAATTTATAAAAAATAAATATACATATCATAATAAAAATGAAATTTTAGAATTATTCGTATGTAATGATGAAATTGAAAGACAAAATTATTTAGCAATATTGGAATTAAGTAAAGAAACATATCAAAATGAACAAGAAGAAAAAATAAAAAAAGAAAACGAGTTAAATAGAAGAAAAGAATTATTTTCATTAATAAATAAAAAATTAATTAGTTTATCAAAATATGATACGAATATTTTAGAATTAAAAAAAAATATTCAAAATAATATAGATAATTATACAAATGGAATAAATAATTTTATATTATTGAATAATAAAGATAAAAATAAATTTATAAATTTTATAGATTCAATAAGAATTGATAATATTGTTAAGAATGAAATAATTAAATTAATAAATTAAATGTAAAATTTTATATAAAATAATAATAATTATTAATAATATTATTTATTAATTTAATTTTTATAATGAATTTAAAATTAGAAAATAAAAAAAATGTTATAATGAAAACAAGTAATGATAATATCATGAAAATTTGGAATATAGAAGAGGAACAGCAACTAATTGAAGAAATTAATAAATTATTAAATATAAATAAGATTTGTGAAAATCACAAAAGAACAATTGGTGGAATAAAAGCAAGATTAAAGAAAATAATAGATGGTAAAAACAAAGATAAAATAAAGAATATATCAGAAGTAATAAAAACGTATTTTACGAGTGATACAGAAAAATACGATATAAATAAAAAATTAATGACTAACATACATGATAAATTATTAGGATATGATACAATAGACGAAATAAAAGAAGAATTTAAGATAACCGAATTAGAGATTAAAAGTATATTATTTAAATTATTAAAAAAAGAAACGAATGTATTGTACAAAAGTAAATTAAATAAATTAATAAATAGTTCAATAATTGATATAATATTAAATTGTAATTCAATAAATGATATTATAATAAAAAATGATTATTTAAAAGTGGAAGATGTTTATAATATATTAAATAATATATTAAGAAGTGATATACTAGATATAATTAAAAGAGAAAGAATAAAAATTTTAATAAAAAAATATGATGAAATAGAATATGATAATATTATAGAGAATAATAAAGAAAATAAAAAAAATAAAGAAAATGAAGAAAGTGAAGAAAATACTATTAATAATGAGATATTAATAGTATTAAAAGAGTTAAAGTCTGAAATAAATAATATTAAATTAAATATAGATATAATAAAAAATGATATTAAAAATGCAAAGAAATTAAATAAAAATTGAAGTTGTAATATATTAAATATGTTTAAGTTAATAAAATGAAAACAATTTATAAATTTCCTCTATATAAGTTATTAAATTTAATAGATAAAAGAATATATAATAAGTATTCTTTTTATTTTGTATGTAAACCAAATAACTGTTTAATTCCAAGAAAAGATAAATTATTGTACACTATAAATAAAGAAAAAAATATATTAATTCTAATACACTATGAATTTCCAAAAAAGTATGGACTTATAATTAAATTAGTAATTAAAGATAATTGGATTATAAATAATCATAAATATATTAGTTATTTGAATAATAAATATTTAATAAAATTAGAAGATAATATTAATGAAAGTATATTATCTGGTATATCTAATAATATAATATAAAAAAATTGAAATTTTAAATAATTAGAGTGTTTAAAAAATTAAAGGTACAAAATAAACGCATCAATCATTCCTAAAATGTATTCAATTGAATGTGTAATTGAGAAGCCTAAAACTAATTTTATTAGAGAAGATGGCACAGAAATTACGTGTAATACACCAAAACGTAAAAATCCCAGATACAAGTTGTTAGAAGAAATTCCGAAAGAGAGGGCGGAATATTTAATATCAGATGGTAGAAGTATTATTTGTCAACGAACTCCCATGAAAAAAAGGAGATGAATATTTATTTAAAAATTGAAAATCAATTAAATTGATAAATATTATTATAAATAGAATAAATTAAATAAAATGTCAGAATTAAAATTAAATTTTAATGTGTCTCGTATATTAGTAGCAAATAAAAATTTATTATGTAAAATAATAATTAGCATAGATATGTTAAATTATAAATTTACAATACCATGTATATTTATAGAAAAATACACAACACAAATAATTATATTACATAATGGTAACAACAAAGAAATATACAACTGGAATGTATTTAAAATGAATTTATTAAATTTTCTAGATAGTTGTTATAATAAGATTTATAATAATTATAAAGATTCATTTATAATTTTGATAGACAATAAAATTATAAATAACAATAAACTTTATTTTGAAACATATCATAATAAAATAGGAATTGTACATAATGATGTTAAATCTTATGTAAATTTAACATATGAACATTTACAAGAGTTACATAAAATAATAACACATATAGAGAATCCAATGAATTATATAAATAATTTTTAATTATTTTTAATAATAAAAAAATTTTTGTAATTTTGATAATTTTTATAATTTTTTATAATTTTTAATTTTGGGAAACGAAATAAATGATTATAATTCCGATATATAGGATAAAAATAGATATTTTATATTTATTATAAAATGTAAATAATTTAATTTTTAAAAATTGATAGAAAGTTAATTCATTAATACATAACGAAATATCTTTATTTTTAAGTGTGTCAATTTCTTTTTCTAGTAAATTGATTTTATTAAAAAGTGTTTTAATCATAAGGTTAGTAATCTGTTGATCATTAATATAATCAATTGGTGTTTTATTATTAAAGTTTTTAACAGTATAATTAAATTTATTAGTTTCAATTAGTTTATTAACATTTAAATAATTATTATTAGAGATGATATCATGATAAATAGTATTACCACAAATTGGGTCTACATAATTTAATTCATCAAAAATATCATTATCAATAATATATGAATTAATTTCATTAAAATCAAAATCAAAATTCAAGTTTAAATTTAAATTATCGTCTTGAATATTTTTATCATTACTTTTATCATTAGTTTTATCATTATTTTTTTCAATAGGATTATACACAGCTTTATATATATTATTTTCCTTAATAATTTTTACATCAGAATAGTTTGACATTAAATTACGAAGTACTAAAATAAATTTAGATTTAAAAGAATTATTAATAGAATAAGATTTAGTTTCAAATTTATCAATAACTTTATCAAATAATTGAGATTGAGTAAAGATTTTTCCTTCATTAGTAACTAATATAATCATTATTTTATTTTCAATTTCTACAAGCGTAACATTAGATAGATCTGTCATTTTATATAATATTATTTAAGCTTTATAATTTATACGAATGTTAAGTACTTATTATACTATAAGTATTATTAATAATATTCAATTTTTCAATAAAAATTGAATATAATAAAAAATAAAATGTAAATATAATAAGTTAAATTTAATTAATTTATAATAAGTTATAAAATGTCATATTTTGGAAGTAATACAATAACTATTACAGCAAATCAGAATGATACAATTATATTTTACGTAGTAACAAGTAATTTAAATGAGATTAAGAAAAAAATCAATAATTCAAATGTTAATAATATAATTGACAATAAAAATAGATATACTGTATTACATTATGCAGTAAGTTTACAAAATACAGATATAATAAATTATATATTAGAATGCGGAGGTAATCCAGAGATTAAAACGAAGGATGGAAAAGATTGTTTTGAATTAGCAACAGAAAAGAACAAATTATTAATACATAAATTTTTCATTAATAAAAAAGAAGATGAAATATATAAATTAAAATCAAACAATGATGATTTAAAATATAAAATTAGTAATTTAGAGAATTCACTTGAATATACTAAAAAATCATCAGAAAATTATAATAATAAGATAATTAAATTAACTGATGAAAATAATTCATTAAAAAGAAGATTAGATGAATGTGATAATAAAATATTTAAATTACAAAAAGATTTAGATGAATCAACTATTGCGTTTAATAATTTACTTAAAAAACAACGTAAATAAATTTATTTAATAAAAATTCTAATTATTATTTATTAAAAATAAAAATGAATATAATTTTTATACACCAGAGATAAAATAAAATATATAATAAAATTATAATATGACAAATAAAGAACCTATTTTTTCTATATTTTGTATAGATTATAGATTTGATGCATTAGTTGCAACTTTTTATGAAAATATTGGACAAGAATATAATTATTTTGCATGTACATCTGCAGGAGGATGTTTATCGTTAGGTTATGAATCATATTGTAAAGAAATATGCAATTCACATAAACCATGTAATAAACCATGTAAACCATGTAATAAATGTAATGAGTGTAATGAATGCAATGAATGTAATAAATGTAACGAATGTAATGATTATAATAAAAAAAAATGTGATCCAGATAATTCTTCAATGAGATTACTAAAATTAAATTTAGTTGAAAATTTAAAGATAGCATTAACTTTAAAAGATATTACAAAAGTTTTTTTATTAAATCATCAAGATTGTGGTGCAATAAAAGCTTATTTAAATTGCAGCGGTTATCCTAATAAGTTAGGTGAGAATAATAAGAAAGAGATAAAAATAAATTCTATTTTATTAACTTATGCGAAAAAATATATGTTAAAAAAATTTCCAGACATAGAATATGCACTAGGTTTAGTTGATATAAATGGATCAGTTGCAATATACGATATTTGTAAAAAAACATGGAAAGTAGTATATGTTGGTGAATTCAAAATAAAAGAAGGTTTATGGTATGGACTTAAAGTAGGAGATATATATAAAATATAAGATTACATAATAAAATAAGAAAATAATGAAAATATTAGAATAATTAAAATAAAAAGCATGATATTATTTAATTGACTAGATGAATTTGTTTCTTGTAAAATAGATTCTTGTGTAATAGATTCTTGTGAATTTAATTTATTATTAGAAGACGGTATGCTAAATTTATTATTATTTTTATTGTTAGGTAAAAATTGTTTACAATTTTCTCTAATAATTTTATTTTCTTGTTCATTTGATGAATAATTACTTGCATTAAATAATATATTACAAGTATCATGATTACAAGTTTTATTTCTAGAAGAACTATCTAAATAAATATTTTCTGAATTAACACAATTTTGTTTGTAACATATTGATGGTATATCTGCTGGAATAACTGATTTACTTGATGTTGATGCATAACATGCACATTCTGGAGAAAATTTTAACATTTGTTCTTGCGAATATCCATTATCTTTTAAATATTGTATAACATTATTACAATAAACATCATAAAATGCATCACATACTGGAGTTTGTTTATGTAGAAGAGCAGGACAGGAATTAGCTGGAATTGTAGTAGAATTTAAAATAAATTGAGGATTATTTTCAGATGTAATATTTTCAGATGTAATATTTTTAACACCATTAATTAATGTTATTTGTGGTCTAGTATCATTAGTACTGCGCAAACAACAACCTGCTTTTAACGGTGTTTCTTGTAATATTTCATTAAAAATAGATAATGTTTCTTGATTATTGGTAGGATCATAACCAGGAATCATACTATTAAATTGTGATTTATTTTTATTTCCAATATTTAATAGCATTCTAGGATCTCCAATATTATTTTTTATGGAATAGTTAATATCATTATTATTAATAATATTTGATGTATTTTCACCAGTAATAAAATTTTTAAAAGCAGAATTACATAATAAAGATTGTTCAGGGCTTGTACATAGTATATTATTTAAATTATTAGAAGGATATTCAGATAATGCTTCACAATTAATTGTTTTAGAATTATCATAAGAAGCATAAATATATTCTGAATTATTATTAGTAAGTTTTCCAAGATTATTATTTGCACATGTATATCCCATTTCGCTAAATGTTAGATTATTAGAATTATTATTAATATTAGGATTACTCATAATTAATATATTTATTATATAATAGTATAATAATTAAAAATATTATTATATTAAATTATTTATAAAAACATATACAACAACAAAAAATAACTAGTAAAATAATCGCAATGCCAACAAATATCTTAGTATTATTATCATTAAATAAAACTGATTCAGATTCGGGAACTATAAGATTACTAGTATTAGTAGGATTACTAGGATTTATACCACATTGATTTTGTAAAGTAGTATTTACATTAACAGTTTTACCTGAAATATTTTGTAAATCTAATACATTTTGACAAACCGTCATACTACAACGTTCGTTTCTAGAAACAGGATCTAAATAAGATGTAGCACAATTTTCTTTATAACATTTAGGAGGTGTAGTTAAAGGATATGAATTTTGTTCTGGAGAACTTGGATCATAACATGCACAATCTCCAATATATCGTATTTTTTCAGATTGAGGTAAATTACTTTTATTAAATGCATTTATAACATTTGCACAATAAACATCATAGAAAGCATCACATGTAGGTGAACCAGGACTTAATTCTGAATTACACAAACTAACGGGTACTTGCATAGTTTGATAGACAAATCCATCTATATTATTAGTACCAGGAGTTGCAGGTTTTCTTACTAGAATATTATAATTATTATTAAAAGGTTTTGATTTATTACAACAAGCTATTTTAACTGCAGTTTCTTGCAATACAGCATTAAATGCATCATTAACTTGTTGATTATTAGTAGGATCAAAATTATTTGAATTATTATTAATATTACTAAATACACTTATATTATTATTATTTCTATTAACTATATTATATAATGTTTTAGTATCAGTTATAGTATTTTTTATAGAATATTTTGGATCATTATTTAATATTGCAAGTGGATTAATATTTGACATTAAATAAATTATGTTTATAATTTATTTTTAATTATTTATTTTAATTATTTTTTATTTTATTATTATTTTTTTTTAAATTTATTTTTGTATATAAAAACTGAACAAAAGCATAATAATACAATAACAATTAATATTATATATAAGTTGTTTAATTGACTAGTTACTTGATTATTCATAATTGGATGAACTGGTATTAAAGCTGGAATAATATGTTCGTTACAAGTATTTTTTAATTCAGCATTAATATCAACATTACCTTCTGCATGAACATCTAAAACACTAGTAAGATTTTGACATATTTCTGAACTACATGGATTTTGTCTAGAATTAGAATCCAAGTATACATTATTATCTATAGGAGAACAACCCTTTTTATAACAGGCAGGAGGTATACCTGGTGGTAAATATGATTGTTGCTTAGTATTTGGTATAAAACATGCACATTCCGGTGCATAATTTAATAATTGATCAGCTGGTAATTTAGTTTCACTAAAAGCATTAAATATATTTTGACAATAAACATCATAAAATGCATCACATAATTGTGATCCAGCATAATAATAAACAGGACATGAATTTTGTCCACCAGGTATATTAATTTGTTTATATTGAAATCCATATTCGCTAGATACTGATGGATGGACAGGAACTCTAACTTTAGCAGTTTGTGAAGTATAATCGTCATATGAGCTACGTTTACAACATCCAACTTTCAATGCAGTTTCTTGTAATATATTATCAAAAGCATATAATGTTTGTTGAGCATTGTTTGGATCATAACTATTAGTATTATTCATCTATAATTAAATATTATAGATATAATTAAAAAAAATAAAATTATTAATTATTAAATTTATAGTTTGTATTAAAACCTTCAATAATTTGAGCAAATGCACCTGCATTATTTGTTCCGACATTAGATAATACTTTTTCATTTTTAACTTTATTAATTAATGAGTAATTAGGATCACGACCTTTAATAACAATTGGAGATACACTATTATAAAGATCATAATAATTAAAAGCTTGTGAACAGGTATCTGATTGTTCTTGATAATAATTTTCATCATAAATATGTTCTCCATAAACATTTATAGGACTAATATAACCACTATAAATATATTCTCCATTAATATTTTTAATATTATCACATTTAATAGGTTTATTAATACTTTGAGGAGGATATTGTATATATTTACAATTAACTTGATTATTATTATCATAAGAAGCATATTCATATTCAGAATAGTTATTAAGAATTTTGCCAACAGAACTATTTTCAGGATTACAACTATAACCTAATTGTGTATATTTTTTACTAAAAGTTTGTTTCCACAAGTCATTATAATTAATTATAATCCAATTTTCCATAAGAATAATTTCAGAAATAGATAAAGTTCTATTAAATACGATAATACAAGCACAAGCCCAGTCAGAATTATCGGTTTGATCTAAATTGTTATTAATACAAAGTTGTGAATAAGTATTATACATCATCGTAGAAGGGAGACTAACATTATCAGGATATTGATCAAAACCAGCATTTTGTCGAGGAGTTATTTTTGTATTAATAGTATAATCATTACTATTAGCTCTATAATTCAAATTAGAGTCAGTTGAAAAAACCCAATTATTTTTAAAAATAGAGAATTCTTGTTCAGTCAGAGTTACACCATGGCAAGCAATACCAGATTTATTTTTATTAAATCCAGAATACCAAGGATAGCTAGATTCTGAAGTACCAGGAACAGTAGGAGTATCATAACCGTATAAAATAGATCCATTA